GTTGATGCAACTAACTATCACTTGATCAAAAAGAAAGCATTGGACACTACCTTCTATTCTGGAAAATCAGTTCTAAAATACATTGAAGAAGAATACAGCTTGAAAGTTGTGTCTATTCAACAATTGAAGAATGGTTTTGTTGGTGGAACTAAGTCAGGCTTTGTACTTTACAACAACTCTCAAGATAAACTTGAAGGTGTATTGCCAATCCGCTTAATGCCTCATGCTCCTCAAGTAAAAAACTTGGCTACTAAGAATATCTTGGAAGCTCGTTGTGGTGGTGCTAGAGTTTTCTACCCATACGCAATGTCTTACAGCACTGGTATCTAGTTATTCTGTCTGAGACTCAATTTTATTTGAGTCTCAGATTTAACATTATTGATAAAAAATTATGAAAATTGAAAAAAGAGTAAAAGGAAGATTGACCTTCAAAACATCAATCGGGGATGTCACATTAACCGACGATAATGAAGGCATTAATGAACTTACAGAAGAACAATTTGATGCTGTCGTAGACCACCCAATGTTTGAATCTATGGCTAAAACATCTGGCTTGAGAGTTCTTGCTGAACCTGCTGAAACAGCTAAAAAACCTGCAAAACCTGCAAAATCAGCAAAATCAGCAAAACCTGCTGAACCTGCTGAACCTGCTGAACCTGCTTCTGAAGATAATTCAGATGAAGATGCTGAAGGCAGTGAGTTTGCATCTAAAAACAAAGCTGAATTAATTGCTTTGGCTGAAGAAAAAGGCATTCAAACTAAAGGCTTGAATAAAGATCAATTGATTGAAGCTATTAACGAAGCAAATGCTGAGTAATAATGACAACTTCTCTTGAATGGATTGCTCAAATTGCACCAGCAATTAATACAGCATGTGATGACACAAAGAAAAATTTGTTTATTGGAATGGCTGCAGATGAAGTTGATGCTTCATACTTTGGTGATTCCAGTAAATATAATATGGCTGTGGCTTACTATGCTTGTCACTTAATGGCTTTGTCTTTGAGAGATGATAATTCAAGAGGTGTTTTAACTATGGAAAAAGAAGGTGATTTACAAAGAAGTTACGGTGGAAATTTCTCTAATTCTGAGCCCAACACAACTCAGTATTTAGATTCTTACAACAGACTTCTAGAAGGACGAATTCCAAATTTTTATATGCAAGATGGCAGTAAGACATAAGGATAACGGATTTGATAATTACTACAAAGCAGTTAAAGAGCTGCATTCAACTGTAGTAAGAGTTGGTCTGTTTGCTTCTGCTGGGGATAAAGTTTTGACAAAAGGAATTGTAAACGAATTTGGCACAACAAAAGCTGGAAAAAATCACAACATAACCATTCCGGAAAGAAGTTTTATTAGATCAACTTACAACAAACAATACAAAAAGGTTGGTAGAAGATTTGGACAAGTTTTTGTTTCTATTTCAAAAGGAAATTATAATATTATTCCAAGATTAAAGTTAATTGGTCTTGAACAAGAAACTGAAACTAAAAAAACTATTACGGAAATGAAAACTCCTGCTAATGCTCCATCAACAGTTAAGAAAAAAGGATCAAGCCACCCTTTGATAGACACAGGTGAGCTTAGAATGAAAATTTCAAGTGAGGTGACAAAGAAATGAGTAGCTTCAGAAGATCATTCACAGTTAGAAGAGCAGCCGCAGGTGCATATAATGATGCAGGATTTTTTGAAGTGTCTGACGAACCAACTACATTTTCTATTGAAGCATCACTGCAACCAGTCTCAGGCAGTGATATAGCATTGTTGCCAGAGAATAGAAGAGAAGAAGAGCTATTAAAAATTTATACAGGCTCCTTGTTGATAGGAGCTACAAAAGGCAGTGAAGATAACTGTGACATTGTAGAAGTTAATGGAATTGATTATGAAGTTGTTAAAGTTTTTCCTTGGCAAAATTCAGTTATCAGCCACTACAAAGTCATGTTGGCTAAAAGAACTACCAATGATGAGCTACCACCAGTGGAGGAAGCACCATAATGTCGATAAATATAAAATCACTCAAAACAGCAATAGCAGCAGTCATCAAAACTTTGTCAACAAAGGATGTTATCTGGGCTAATCAAAATTCAAACACTCCTGATGGTGAATTCCTTTCACTAAAAATTTCTTCAACAAGATTCATTGGCTTTTCAGATTGGCAAGGCTCTCCAGAGTTGCAGGAAGATGAAACTTTTCAAGTGCCAACTCAAGGTGATAGAGAAATAGTGTTGTCTATTCAGTGCATTAGTCAAAATTCTATGGAGATTTTGCTTGACTTAGTAGACAAATTAAATTTAACTAGTCAGTTAGAATTGCTTGCCTCCAAAAAAATAGCATACATTGGTATGGATGGAGACATAGCTGATATAACTGTTCAGATCAATAACAGCTTTGAAACTCGTGCTGCAGTTGATTTAGTTTTTAGAATTTCTAAAAATTATTCTTCTGTTACTGACAATGAAACTGAAATTGTTGAGTCTGTTGAAATTCAAGGAGAGCTTGATGGAAATGGTCTCGAAGATCCTGTTGAAATTGACTTAACAGTTGAACAAGAGGAATAGTTTTTAACATTAATTAAAATATAAAATCTATGGCAAATAAATTAGATCAAATCATTGACCTATCAATCACACTAGCAACAAAATCAGTGTCTCAACAAGGTTTTGGAACTCCGATGATTGCTGGAATTTCCATGAAGTTGGATAGAAGATTAAAAAGTTATGCCAGCATTGATGAAGTTGGAGAAGATTTTGTTGAAGGTGATATTGAATATGACATGGCTGCCATTGAATTCTCACAGGCTAAAACTCCACCAGCAGTAATGATTGGTAAAAAAGTTGTTGTAGCTTCAACATCAATAACTGCTGCTACAAATCCATCAGGAAACATTGTAAACATTCAAAAAACTGGCATTGGAATCTTGGCTGAGGTTGGTTGCCAGATTGTTGTTTCTGGATTTTCTACTTCTGGATATAATGGAGCTTTCACAGTCACAACTATCATTGATGATAACAACATTCGCTACACTGCTGCGGGTGCTTTGGCTGCAACTCCTGCTGTTGGTTCTGGATCAATGGTTCTTTCAGAAACTTGGTCAAATGCTATTCAAAAAATTTACGATTATAATTCAGATTGGTACTGTGCTCACCTTTCTTCAAATGTTGAAGCAGATATTCTTTCAGCAGCTGGAAAAATTGAGACTTTAAAAAGATTGCTTATTGTCAGAACTTCTGATGTTGACTGTAAAGACTCAGCAGATACTGGTTCAGTGATTTATCAACTAAAAGCTCTTGGCTATGATAGAACAGCCATCATTTGGAATGCTAATACAACTACAAACTTCATTGATGCAGCTTGGGCTGGTCGCTTCCTACCTATGACTCCCGGATCTGAAAACTGGGCAAATAAATCTCTTGTTGGAGTTTCTGCTGATGATCTTGCTAGTGGCGAATCTTCTGGAATTTTAGCTAACAATGGCAACACTTATGAAGTTTTTGCTGGTCGTAGCATTACTCGCCTTGGCAAGGTTGTTTCTGGTGAATACATTGACATCATCAGAGGAGCTGATTGGTTGAAAGCTAGGTTGCAAGAAAATATCTTTGCATTGCTTTACAATTCTGATAAAGTTCCAATGGAAGATGCTGGTGGTGACATGGTTGAAAATGCTATGAGAGAAATTTTCCAACAAGCTGTAACCAATGGATTCATTGCTAAAGATGCAGATGGAAAAGGTTTGTTTACTATTACTGTTCCATCAGTGGTTGATGTTCCATCAGCTGATAGAATTAATAGATTGCTATCAGGAATCACCTTCACAGGAACTCTTGCTGGAGCAATTAACAAACTTGGAATTGCTGGAACACTTTCAGCTTAACATTAATTAGGAAATAAATTTATGGCACAAAAATTAGGAACTTTCGATTTTAGAAAACTAAATGTCATCTTCGGAGTTGCACAAATCACAGGTTATGCTGAAGGTGATGCTCTAATTGTTGAAGAAGATCAACCAGCCTTTAACTCAATGAGTGGTGCTGATGGTTTTGTTGACAGAATTAAGAATAATGCTAACTCTTTGACAATTACAATGTCACTGAGACAGACTAGTCCAACAAACCAAGTTCTTTCTGCTCTTCACTTAGCTGATCGGGCTGGTGGAGTGCCACTTCCTTTGCTTATCAAAGATAGAAATGGAACAACTTTAATTACTACTGCTCAAGCTTGGATTGAGAAATTTCCTAAATCTTCTTTTGGCAATGAAGCCAAAACTCGTGAATGGGTTATCAAAACAGGCAGTGAATATGTTATCAACATAGGTGGAAACAACTAATGCTAAAAACAAAAAATATAAAAATTGGTGATTATGAAGTTATCATAACTCAATTCACTGCCATTGAACTTTTAGAAGTTAGAAAAGAACTAGCAGGAGCAATCAAGTTGCAATTGGACATGGTTGAGACTTCCAACAGTGCTTCAATCATCAAAGCTATTGCTGGATTGATCTATGAAATTCCTGTGCCAATGCTTTTCAAATTATTTTCTAAGTGTGCAGCAGTTGGAGAAGGTGGATTGAATAATGAATCAAATTTCAACAAAGTCTTCACAACTAATGTTGATGGAACTCTTGAGCTAGCCATGGAGGTGCTAGATTTCAATGGTTTTTTTACACTAAATACAATTTCGATTATCTGCAAGAAAATTCCAATGTTTGCTCCAATGGAGAAAGCAATGTTGGAAGCTCTGAAGGGATTGAAGGACAAAAAAGCTTAGAAAAATTCCTTCATGCAGACATCTTAGATGAGTTGCTTGTTTGGAGATTAGTAGTTGAAAAGGTTGTGAGCTATGGAGACTTGCAAAACTTGAGCTACATTGATGCTTTAAAAATTAGTGCCATTCTTGATTATAGGTTGCACTTAGAAAAAGAGCAAAGGGAAAAAGAAAAGGCAGACTTAGAAAATCAAAGGAATAACCATGGCAACCAGTCTTAAAGAATTAATCGTTACATACGAAGCTAATGCTAAGCCAGTCCTAGATGCTCTCAATCAGATTGATGCAAAAATAAAGCAAACCTCAGCAAATTTAAAATTAACAAGTGATGCATTCTTAACGGCAGGTAGAGACATTGGATTGGCTCTTTCTGCTCCTCTTGGAATACTTTCAATGAAGGCTATTAAGGCTTCTGCTGATTTTGAATCACTAAAGATGCAGATGGAAGTTTTAACTGGGTCTGCTGAAGAAGGGGATAGAGTCTTTAGAAGACTTGTCCAATTTGCTGCTGAAACTCCTTTCGAATTAACTCAACTTGCTAAAGCAACTAACACATTAATGGGCTTTGGTGAAACTGCTGATGCAGCAGATAAGCACTTACGCCTCATTGGTGATGTTGCTGCTGTTTCTGGTGGAGATTTTCAAGGCATTACAGTTGCCTTTGGACAGGTTTCAGCTGCTGGTAGACTGATGGGTCAAGATTTATTGCAGTTGGTTAACAATGGTGTTCCTGCTTTGGACATGTTGGCTAAATCAATGGGTGTTCCAAAAACCAAGATCAAAGACATGGTGTCAGAAGGCAAAGTGACATTCCCTATATTGGTGAGAGCCTTCGAGCAAGCCACTAGCAAAGGTGGGATGTTTGAAAATGGCATGATTAAATTGTCCAAAACTTCTAAAGGTGTTTATTCAACATTCAAGGACAATGTCAACATTGCTTTAGCTAATTTTGGTGATGAAATGCAGAAGGCTTTCAAGCTAACTGACAAATTGGAAGCTCTAGGAAAGTGGATTGGAAAATTATCTGCTAACTTTTCAAGATTAGCTCCAGAGACTAAGAGAAATGTTATGATCTTTGTGGCTTTTGCTGTGGCTCTTGGTCCACTTCTAATTCTCATTGGCACATTGATAAGGCTTTTGAGTTTTGCTGCTCTAGGCTTCAGCTTTTTGATGTCTCCAATAAGATGGTTGATTTCAGCCTTTCCAATTTTGATGGGAGTAGCTCGTGGCTTCATGATGGTTTTTGCAGCAAATCCTTTAACAGCTTTCATTGCAGCTACCATTGCCATTATTTATTATTGGAAAGAGATTGTCCAATTATTTAAAAATGCTTGGGATTGGATTTCCAAAATTTCAATTTCAGATATGTGGGGAAAAGTTAAAGACTTTGCGGGAAACATCACTGCTAAGATTTCTGGCGGAGCTGAATCTGCTATTGGAACAACTAGCAGCAATGTTTCAAATATGTCCAACCAGAAAACAGTTACTAATAATTTAGTTGTCAATATTCCAGCAGGTGCTTCAGCTTCTGATTCAGGATCAATCAAATCTGCTATCAAAGCTGCCTTGGCTGAAGAAAATAGACATGCTTATATGGAGGTAGGTGCACAATGAGCTTTTTTACAGATGCAGCAGCAATAATTTTTAAACAACCATTTACTCAAAAAATTGGTAAATTGGAAATTGATATTGTTAGCCAAAGAGGGATTACTGAAAAAACTACTTTATCAAGTAACCCTATTGAAGGCGGATTCAATACAGATAATGCTGTAGATGAACCGACAGAAATTACATTAACCTGTGTAATTAGTGCTTTTTCATTAAAAAATTCAGTAATTAAACAAATTTCATCTTTAGCTAAAGGAAAAATTCCAAATCGTTTAAAAGAAGCTCACGATGAATTATACCGATTAAAGAAAGACAAAGAACCCATTACTTTGGTTATGAAATACAAATCATATCCAAATATGTTCATGACTAATTTGGATATGCCAGCAGAAGCAGGAGATGGTGAGACTTTTAGATTTACTGTTACGTTTCAACAGATTAATATTGCTGAAAGTCAGTTAGTTAGCATCGATAATTCTAGAATAAAAAAAGACAGTGCTAAAAAACAAAGTAATTTCGGAAGACAGGTTGGTGGAACTAAAACTCCTGCTCCTGCAGTGAAACCGAGCACAATAACACTTGGTCAATTTGTTAAATCATTATTCTAATGGCAGTAATAATTCCAATTAAAGACAATCCGAATCACACTTTGTTAATTGAATTGGAATCTAGAATGTTCAAGTTTTGGTTTAAATTCAATGTTTTAGGTAATTTTTGGACAATGGATATTTACTCAGAAGATGACGTTTTGTTGTTGGCCGGTGCTAAAATGGTGGCAAATTACCCATTAATTTTTGCTAATAAAAATACCCTTTTACCC